ATCTGTATCAAAAAGAAAAAGCCTTCAGCCAGATAAGTTTCACTAATGGCGCTAATGTCTAGCGATGCAACCATTGCATCCCCCCAGTATCGTCGGGGATATTCTGTCCCCTGTCAAAGAACACCAGTAAAAACAGAGGCTTAGTGGATCGACCTATAAAAAATTAGGTTCCCTAGCCAAAATCAACCCCCACGCACCAACGAAAAAGATCAATTTCAAAAAGTAGACTAAAGGTCGGCGTTGTTGTTGTTGTAGTCCGTCCTTTTAAAGCAGCGGCTACTTTTGAAAACAAAAGGAACTTTAAGATGGGCTTAGAAACAGCAGCCACTATTGACCAACTGAACACTTCGAACCCTGTCGCCACAGACGGCTTGGGGCAAGCAGACGACCACATACGTCTCATCAAGTCAGCGGTAAAAACCACGTTACCAAACGTAACCGGAGTCATCAATTCGTCACACACAGAACTCAATGTTCTCGACGGCATTACCTCTACAACAGCAGAACTTAATGTTCTCGATGGTATCACAGCGACTACAGCGGAACTCAACTACACCGATGGCGTCACCAGTAACATCCAGACACAGTTGGACACCAAGATAACTGGGGTAGTCGCAGGTAGCGGATTATCGGGCGGTGGAACCTCTGGATCGCCTACTTTAACACACGCAGACACTTCCAGTCAGGCAAGTGTCAACAATAGCGGACTGACGTTTATACAAGATGTAACGGTAGACACCTACGGTCACGTCACAGGGTTGGCTTCTGGGACAGTGGCCCTTCCTACTGCTAAAGCCTTCGCTGAGTCTTATGTGACTTACAGTGGTGGTACTACTGCAACCCAAACAGACAGTTATGGTTTCGCTTCTGCAACTAGGTCAGCGGTAGGCGACACTGAGTTTGTGTTTAGCACTGAGCAAGCGGACACAGATTACATTGTTGACTCTCATATGCAGAGTCTACTCACATCTGATGGTCGCTATCAATGGTGGCTTATTGCAAAGGCAACTACGGGTTTTACTGTAAGATATAGGTTCACTACTCTCTTTGCTGCAGACGTGGATTTATGGGTAATGGCAAGGCGCTTAACATAGGTCTCGATGGAAGATGGTCGAGCGCGTTAGAACATTTTTAGATGACTGGAAGATATGGCCTCGGTTCATGATGGTTGCTTTTACAGTCATGTCGTGGAGGGTGGTGGAGTGGTTTATGAACCTTCCGGACCCTAACACACAACAGTCAGCCCTAGTATCAGTCGTAATGGGATCCGCTACAGGAGCCTTCGCCATATGGATGGGAAAGGAAGCATAAGTCATGTTTAGTGCAATAATCTTCGCTTGTTCGCTCCATGTAAGCGAATGTCAAACCATATCGCACCCAAGGATATTTACAGATAAAAAGGCGTGTATGACAAATCTCAGCGTTGGTGTCGTAGATGTCCAAATGCAAGGATGGCGGATAGAACAGTTTACTTGTTACGAGTGGGCAAAGGAAGTCTAGCAAAAGAAAACTATTAGAATGGAGGAGGGTGTAGTGCCTAACTTACCAGTCCGAGGACTAGGTTCTGTAGGTGTGGTCACTGACGTTGACCCCTACAACCTACCGATCAACGGCTTCACTAGAGGCAAGAACGTCAGGTTCCACGAAGGAAAAGTGACCCACGGTCCAGTCTTTAGAGACGTCAGTCCAACCAGTACAATAAGCAACCCAATTTTTGCCTATGGCATACAGTCAGCCACAGGTTACGATACTGTCCTGTTGATCGACGATACCTTCCAGATCAAAGAGTTGAGTAACGGTGTGTTTACGACACGACATGCAGCCACTACGCAATCACCTCTACATGAAGTAACAGCGACAACTTTAGCAAATGTCATCTATGTAAACCGCAGTGACCAGATCCCTTTGCATAGGACTTCTAGTAACTCTAGTTTCACAGACCTGCCCAACTGGCCCTCGACATACAGAGCAAAAGCCCTCAGATCTTTCGGAGACTTCCTGATTGCATTGAACACTACAGAAGGCGGTGTCGATCATAAGAACAGGGTCCGCTTTAGTACTACAGCATTGTCGAACAATGTCCCTACTACTTGGGACGAAACAGACACTACAGAGTCGGCAGGTTTCAACGACCTTGTACAGATGAAAACATCTATAGTTGACGGTGCTACCCTTGGATCGAACTTCTTGATCTACTCGTCTGACCAAGTGTGGATGATGGAGTTTGTTGGTGGTTCGTTCATCTTTAACTTCCGCAAACTATTCGACGACGCAGGGGTTATGAGCCAAAACTGTATAGTTGAGGTAACAGGCAAGCACTACGTTTTTGACTTCGATGATATCTATATCACCGATGGCAACACTAGGCAGTCTATCTGCGACGGTCGGGTCCGGGACTACATCTTTAACGGCATTGACTACAACAAACGAGGCGAGTGTTTTGTGTTACATAACGCTAACCTTGAAGAGGTATACTTTTGTTATCACTCCGGTGACGACCTTGCTGTATTCGAAGACGGAGACAAGTGTAATCGAGCAGCCGTCTACAACTACAAAGAGGATACTTGGACCTTCCAAGATTTACCCAATGTGGTGAGTGGAAGTATTGCTAACATTTCGTCAGCGGAATCCTATAGTTCAGTCAGTTCTAACCTAACCTACGATAACGCAGGTGGTACTTACTTGAGCCAAGAGTCTGAGTTTAAACGCCACGCTCTGATGGTATCCAAGTCAACAACTGGTGTCTCTAGGTCTACAATGTATGGTCTCGATTTGCCGGACCTTGGATCTTTAACTGAAGCGGCAGATACTACCGTAAGTAAACCTGCGTTCTTAGAGAGAACAGGTATAGATCTGGATGAACAGGGGACGCCACTATCAGGCTACAAAGTGATAAATACATTCTATCCTCAGATGAGCACACCTAATGCAGATGGTAACTTTGAGTTTACATTTGGAGCGGCGGATATACCGACGAACACTCCAAACTATGAGTCAGTAATAACCTTTGACTCGAATGTAGAGTACAAAGTCGATACTCGGATCTCAGGCAGATACCTCAGTTACAAATTAGCATGTCCTACTCTTAAAGACTTCTCTTTTTCGGGTATGGACTTGGATGTGATTGTTACAGGTAGGAGGTAGTTTATGGCTCTCTCTGACTTACTAAACGTCTTGGTCAAGAATTATGTTCGAAGGCCAACGCCAACAATAAACGAAGATCAACTAGGTCCTTACGTCCAAGATCAACTGAGAGAAATAGAGACGTCAATAAGGACACTAACCGACGCAGCAATAAGTGTGACAGACCAAGAGCCTGAGACTAAACGTAAGGGCATGGTTCGATACGCAATATCGCCATGGGATCCCCTCAGTAACGGTTACAGTGGTTTAGTTGTTTACGATGGAGCCAACTGGAGATCCATCGACATAACATAGAAAGGAATTTTAATATGTGGGGCGCAATAATCGGCGGCGCTATGGGCCTTATGGGTGCCAACAGTCAAGCCAAAGCACAGGACAGAGCCAACGCCGCCAATATGGCATCGTTCAACATGTACAGACCCTACGTTGAGCCTAACTTAGCCGCTGCAGATACCGCTTTAGGCGGAGTATTAGACACAGGTAGTTACCAAGGTCAAACTTACGCAGGACCTAATCAGTTCAACAGAGGCACAGCCAATCAAATGGGCCAGTTTGGTCTTGGGATGCAGAACAGTGGTTCCGATATCATGGGCCAAACAGCCGGATTCGGACAGAATGCCAACGATCTCTACGGTCAGTACATGGGAATGGCTGATGGTGCAGGTCAAGACCGTATGGCGACTGCGATAGACTACGCTAACAACAATGTAGACGCATTAGCAGACGTAGCCCTTCGTGACAGTCGCAGAGGTCTGGACGAGAACCTCCGTCAAGGCAACATTTCAGCCTCTGGAGCCGGAAACATGAACTCAAGTCGTGCAGGTGTGGCTGATGCCATCGCTAGACGTGACTTTGATGACCGTGCAGCCGATGTACGCACAGGTCTACAGGACCAACTGATCGATAGATCTCTCCAACAGCAAGCACGTCAGTTCTCAGACCAAGGCGATGCACTAAATGCAGCCGGAAACGCTAACCAGAGCCTCATGAACGCATACAACATGGGAATGAGTACCATGGGTGAGGGTGCTAACTTTGGTATGAACGCCGGAAACTTCCTACAACAGCAAGAACAGAACCGTTTGGATGATGAACGTGACAGGTTCGAGCGTGATCGAGACTTTGAGTTCGATATGCGCGAGCGGTACGGACAAGGCATACTTGCCCAAGGTGGAACAACATCAAATACATACAAGCCAAACCTTGTAGACAGGGGACAGGCAGCCATGGGTGGTGCGATGTCTGGTATGGGCTTCATGAACAAATATTACCCCAAAGGCTTTGAAATTAATGCCGAAAGTCGATTGTTTGACCCTCTATTTGGTGGTCGAGGACTAGGGATTGGAGGTAACTGAAGATGGAATGGGAAATAATTAGTCAAAACCCTAAATTTATGGCTGCTTTAGCCAATGACCCTAGAATCGGGCCAGATCCGAAAGAATGGTATAGCCGTCTTAGACCAGAAATGCAAAAGACATTGGCTGAGTCTTTTATGCCAAAGTCAGTTGCAGAGCCGATCCTAAACCCGAACATGGCACAGACAATAAGTCAGATTAACAGACCTGTCTTAGATCAGGTTGAGCCCCCTGTTTCTACAAATAATGGTGTACTAGCAGGTGGCTTTAACGCCGATGGCGTTGCTATTGGTACAAACATGGAAGCCGACGTAGGTCCAACCAAAGGTTTCGTACCAGTCATAGTAGGGTCTGGAATGAGTATGGGTGTCGTCATGCTTAATCCAATTACTGGCGCGGTCATGCCAAAAGAGGGTAATGATGTTAGCAATCTATTGGTTATGAACCCCAACATCCAAAAGATTGCTATTGAGGCTTACAACAAGCGTAATAATGCTCCAGTAGTAGGGGCCCAAAACGCCTTAGACACTGCCCAAGGTATGATCAATGCCACAGATGGTCAGGTGACAGGGCCTATCCTTGAGCAGTACACAGATGCTAGACGAAATCTGACTGAAGCCCAGAGACGCGCTATGTCTAACATGTCTAACCCCACAGCCGTGGACATGGCATCTAACAGACCCAAATACGAGACTCCAGAGCGCACAGGACTCGAAGAGTTTGAGGATGAAAATGATCCTTATGTACGTCCTACAGTGGTCAACAATCCGAATGTAGCTAACGTGGACTTTGCAGATCCAACTATGGCTCCAACGGATGCTTTTTCACCATCATCAGTAATTAATTTCGAGCGAGGCCGTGGTAATATCTATGACAGAAACCCAGTCCTTATAGACACTAACAAGCCAGATCTGCCCTTTAATACTTATAGCGAGAATGGAGTTCTTACCGATAACTCTGCGCCAAACACTGTGACGAACTCAGGTGTCTTAGGAACAGGTACGTCAAGCCGTACTTCAGGCGGTAAGTCAGGTGGACCAAGTGTTCGCTCGATCATGAGTTCTTCGGGCATGAAGACAAGTAACAGACGTGGCTCTGATATTCCTAGTATGCTTGTAGACAGAAACGAGGCTCTCATCCGTATCGGTGGGGCAATGTACGGCGGCGCTCTTCAAGGCAACGGAATTACCGCTGCTACTCAAGAGTATGGCAGCATCCAAGACGCAAACCGTAAAGCAGAAGCGGCTCGGTTTAAGATCGAAGAGGCTAGAAGACTAGCAGCCGCTAAAGCAGCCGCTAAAGGCAGAGGCGGTAAAGGTAAAAAAGGTGATGGTCCGACGGCAGGTGAACTCCGCTTTGGTATCGCTAAACTGAACACAGCCTTGAATCTTATCCAGACCTCAGATGGTAGCCTTACAGGTTGGAACCCATCTGCAATCTTTAGTAAGTTTATAGGTAAAACAATCGGTAACGAGGAAGAGGCACAGCGTCTGTTCTTAAACGAGATTGGCCTAGATCAAATTATGAAGCGTGTATCTGAAACCAAAGGTGCTATCTCTAACGCTGAGATGGCGTTATTTGGTCGCCAAGTTCCACAACTTGGTTCTCAAGAGATCGTTTGGGAACGATGGTTACAGCGTCAGATTCAAATGTCTGAGATTCTTTTAGACCGCTTAGAAAACGGCGGTTCAGTAGAACCAAATGCACCGCTGTCACAGACAATGCCTAGTATAAGTGGTGGTAATGGAGCAACCACCTCTGGTGACTTCACAATCGTAGAGAAGACAGAATAGGAAGGCTAAAGTATGCCAACATACGAAATTACGGCCCCTGATGGACGCAAGTTTGAAGTCACAGGGCCTAACAAAGAAGGTGCGTTGGCAGCCTTAAAGGCCCAACTGGCTCAAGAAACTCAAGCAGCGCAGACTGAGGCTCCAGACACAAGTTTGTCTGGTGCCGTACAGTACGGCTTTAACCAAGCCCAAAGTATGGCAGGTAAAGGCATCCAAAGTGCAGGTGAACTAACAGGTAGTGAGACACTGCAATCAGTTGGTCAGGCCATGGATGAGAAGAACCAAGCCGAAGCAGATGCCCTCAACTATCAAAGACCAGAGAATGCAGACGGTATCATCAAGAACCTAAGAGAGGGTGACATCGGTGGTGCAGGTAAGTCTCTATTGTACTCAGCGGCAGAAGCGGCTCCACAGGTTGGTGTTGGTGTAGGTACATCTATCGCTGCAGGTGCAGCAATGGCAGGTGCTCCAGTAGTAGGCGGTACTCTTGCTGCAGGTGGTACACTTTTAGGTATTAACCAAGCACTTGGTGCTAATAGAGCCGAGAAAGAAGATAAGGGCCTAGATCCCACGGCTACAGTCACTGACCTATCCACAGCAATCGCTAGTGGTGTCATCGAACTTACGCCTCTAAAAGGTGGCGGTGCTACTCTTAGAGTTCTACGAGAAGGCGCTCAAGAGATGGGACAAGAGGGTCTCATTATCGGTGGTACAGCCGTCCAAGGCGGTGAGTATGTACCAGAAGAGATCGTCACACGAGTAGCTGAAGCAGGTATCGTAGGTGCCACAATCTCAAAAGGTGTCAACACCACCATCTCCACCGTGAATAAAGCAGGTGAAACTGTATTCCGTACAAAAGCAGAGTTAGACCCAGAGACTGGTCAGGCTGCAGGTGATGTCGCAAGGATGATGGACGAGATTGCCAAAAGTGAAGGCTACAACCTCCGTAATGTAGACCCATCTTCGAAAAAAGGTGCCGAAGCAACTCTTGCCGCTGCAAGAAGCCGAGTAATGGCTGATATTGATCAAAACATGCTTGTTCTTAGAGGAGAGATACTAAAGAATGCCGACGCAGAAACCAAAGCCAGATTTAAACAAACCCTTCGACAAGCCACCAACAAAATATCTAATACGGTCACGAAAGAAAACCTCGACTTTGTTAAACAGAAAGTTGGGGGGACATACGAAGGGAGATCACTACTAAATGCTCTTCGTAAATCTAATGTAATCACCGAAGTCTATTCTTCTGGACTTAAAGGCGGAATCTCGCAGTTTACTGACAATTTTAATCCTTTACCTCGCTTTGGTAGGGGCTACACTCCTGCAGGTTTGCTCACCGGAAACATTAACATGGGTGCCGCTGCCGCTACTGGAGGTCAGACACTAGCAATACAGATACCTGCAGTCGTAGGCGGTCGAGCAATCGACGCCGTGACAGGTAGACGGAGCAAGGTGAACACCTTTATCAGGAAGAACCGGAAGAAAGAAGGTCTGGCAGATCCGACAGGACCTAGAGTCGAAGGGCGTACAGCCGCTCTTAGGGCAGCCGCCAAGCAACAAGCAGCCGCTAAGAAAGAGGCTCGTGATGCAAAGAAGGCAAAGCAGCGGCTTTTGTGCTCAATAAGCCAAGAAGCCGCCTAGCCTAGGACAAGAGGCCGCTGATCAAAAAGTCCGCCAAGAGGTAAAAAAGTATTTGGAAGGCAAAACGAGAGTAGATCCTACGATCCAACAGAACCTAACTCCTAGAGAAATCGACCAAGATGATCTTATGATGATCTCAGATAACAAGACAGATGAGCAAAGGTAGGTTCCAGGTGGTGGTGCAAGATGCGACATAATGCTTAGAGCCATCGAGAATATAGGCAAATGCTTGCAGACTGGAAGATGGGAAAGACTGAAGGACCGCTTAAATACAGTATTGGTTATGATAAAAGATATGTTATCCCAAGACAAGCACCGCAGACGCCTCCACAAGGCGGCAGTCCCCTACCACCTGGGCAAACTACGCCAGTCGATGAAAGACCTGCTAGAGTTCGAGATGGAATTGCCGGAAACCGTGCTTTTCTTGATGGTTTAGGTACTCGTGTCGATGAATCAACAGCATCTACTGTCGATAAGGCAACTTTAAAGCAAGCGATAGGGGATATGCGTCTGAACTTAGGCTCAGATCCTGTGCCAAAAGTTAAGTCTATTATAAGTAAGGCCGAAGGCAACCTTACAGACAAAAAACTTGCAGATCAGTACTTAAAACCCTATTTAGACAGGGTAGAGATGCAGCAAGCCGCTCGTAAGGCCAAAGCATCAAGAGCGAAACCAAAGGCTAAACAGGATGCCCCAGAAACTGGAAAAACCACAGATGTTCCACCAGACGACGTTCCGTCTTCCGGATCCGGACCTGTTCTTACAACTCCAGAAACAGAAACGCCTCCAGTCAAAAAGCCTAGCAAAGCCAAAACCAAGAAAAACCTCCCAGAAGCACAAGCCTTAATTGAAGTAGGCAAAGTAGGTACGAAGTACGAGAACGGTATTCAAGATGTCGATACGGCTCTTGAGGTTTCAAGGCTTCTTGGAATTACTGCAAATATGATGAACTCTGGGACTGCACTCCATAAGAGACTAAGGACTAGTGATACAAGCATTATGGCTCGGCACGATTGGCATCCAACTTTTAAAGGTTTTGGAAGTACGATTTTCTTTATTAAGCCTAAAGGATCTTACAAAGGTAAAAAGATTACGCATTTAGAATCCTTGCATGGTGCGCTCCACGAAATGGGACACGCACTTACTCAAGGTAATCTTGATGGTAAAGGTGAGTTTGGTCAGGCTAATGTCATGAACCCAATGAGTAAAAAACTTGCTGATCCTATAGGTGCTAACTCTTACAATTCTTCTGTTATGAAGCCAATTCTTGAGGCTAAAGGTACAGATCCTAAAAACAATCCTCTCATTGCTGAGATACTCGAGTTTCAAGCAGGTGTCTCCAAGGCATACACTCAACAAAATCCAACGGAGAAAATATTTGCTCGCGAGGATGTATACAAATATCTCAAGAGGATCAATCAAGCCAATAAAGATGGTGACTATTCTACAGTACAATCTTTGACATCTACAATTAGAGAACACCAAGGGTACACTCAAAATACTTCAGAGTTGAGTGTAGATCCAATGTGGCTGTATCTGATGAATCCAAAATTAGCCAAAGAGATCATGCCTCTTAATGCTAAAGCAATACGAGAAGAGTTTAGGAAAGCCGGAAACAAAAAGATCCAGTTTTACTCACATCCGTTTGCCACAATCCTAGCCGCTGTTATGGGCATGGGAATGTTAGCATCCCTCGGACTTGAGGAACCAGATGAAGAGGTCATGCCAGACGGCATCCTAACAGCGTAAAGAGGCCCTTCGGGGCCTTTTCTACATATGGAGACTTATATGGTTGCACCAAAGAAGCCTCGGAAGAAAGCACCAAAGAAGGAACTTACTCATCCGAAAAAGGCAAATCACGGCAAAGCAAACTATTTCACTACACTCATGTCTACACCAGAAGGCAGGGCATTGAGGAAGCAGTGGTCAAACAAGCCTAAGAAAAATGCAGGACGTCCAAGAGGAACTCCAGACGGTTACACTGCAGAGATGATCAAGCCGATCAGAAAACAAGCAAAAGCAGATGCTGAAAGGATTGTTGCGATAATGGCTAAAGAAAACGATATCGACGACGAATTTGCAGTCGAAGCACTCAAGACAGCCGTCGAGATAATGCGCGAACCTGCACAAAACAGAGACCGCCTCACAGCGGCTCGAATGGTCTTGGATTTCACTAAGACAAAACCTGCCGCTAAGAGCGAAGTCACAATCGGTAAGGCAGAAGCCTTCTTGGAGTCGCTGTTAGACAGCGATGAGGAACAAGAAGAGCAAAATGGACAAGAAACTTAAAGCAGTCAGACAACGACTATTTGATGACTTCGACTTCTACGCAAAATCAGCCCTAAAGATTAGAACTAAAGATGGAGACATACAGTCTCTCAATCTCAAACCTGCACAGAAGTTACTTCAAGATGCAGTAGACAAACAGTTAGAGTCTGAGGGCAAAGTTCGTATCATAATACTCAAGGCGAGACAGCAAGGTCTTAGTACCTATTGTGGTGGCTACCTTTACCACAACGTGTCTCAACGGAAGGCTTGTAAGGCACTGGTGATTACTCATCATTCTGACAGTACTAGAGCATTGTTTGATATGACTAAGAGGTATCATGAGAACTGCCCTGAGTTACTAAAGCCTCACACTAAATACTCCTCTCGCCGTGAACTTACATTTGACGTCTTAGATAGTTCTTATGTTGTTGCGACGGCAGGAGGTGAAAGTATTGGTCGAGGTGAGACTTTAACCCATGTTCATGCTTCTGAAATAGCGTTTTGGTCTAAGTCCACGGCGCTAGAGAACTGGAACGGCCTCACGCAAGCAGTCCCAAACAAAAAAGGAACTGCAATCTTTGTAGAGAGTACGGCTAACGGTGTTAGTGGTGTTTTCTATGATCTGTGGAGAGGAGCCGTCGAAGGTAAAAATGGATACATACCTGTCTTCATTCCTTGGCATTTAGACCCCGACTATAGGGAACCAGTTCCTAAGAACTTCGAGCAGACACCAGAAGAGGAAGAACTAGTTGAGAAGTATGGTCTTGATGATGAGCAACTCATGTTTAGGCGACGTAAGATCGCCCAGAACGGAATTGATCTATTCAAACAAGAGTACCCTATCGAGGCTGATGAAGCCTTTCTCACAACTGGGAGACCAGTGTTTAATCCCGAGACATTACAAGAGGCTCTCAACGATGCTCCAGACCCTATCAATCGACTGGCGCTTGAAGGCGATGAGTGGCTAGAGAACCCTAGAGGCGAACTATCACTCTACAAGAAACATGATGCCGGAGAGAGATATACGATCGGTGCAGATGTTGCTATGGGCGTGTCCGGTGGAGACTGGAGTGTAGCACAAGTCTTGGACTCGAAGAAAAGACAAGTAGCCACATATCGAGCCAGAGTGCATCCTGACTACTTTGCAGAAGTTCTTTTTGCTTTAGGTACGTTCTTCAACGAGGCTCTTATAATTGTAGAAAACAACAGTCACGGCATACTGACCTGCACAAGGCTCGGTAAGGACATGGCTTATCCAAATTTCTACACTGAGATCCAAGTCGATAAACTTACAGACAAAGAGACCGTAAAACTCGGTTTCACAACTACTTCCAAAACTAAACCGCTTGTCATCGATGAACTAAGGGCAACGACTAGGGATGGAACGATCGAACTTAACGATAAAGTCACTATCCGTGAAATGCTCACATACATCGTAACCAATAGCGGTGGGATGGAGGCAGAAAGTGGATGTTTTGACGACTGTGTAATGAGTTTAGCACTCGCAAATCACATTCATGAGGGTGTGTGGGAGCCGATAGAAGCAGTCGATGAATTTTACATTGAGATGGTTTAGATATGAAATCAGAAGAATTACAAAAACTTGATGACGAGAAGATCCTCTCATTAGTTGATCAGAACTTGAGACGATCAATAGGCTACTACGATAGTGAACTGTCGAAAGAGCGACAAAAGGTTATGGACTACTACTCAGCCCATCTACCTAAACCTGCTCACGACGGAAACTCTAAGTACGTTTCGCAGGACGTCTACGATGCCGTGGAGTCAATGAAGGCTGCACTACTTGAGACTTTCAGTACAGGTAACAAAACCCTTCGCTTCGCTCCTCAGAATGTTGACGATGTGCAAATGGCTGAAGTCTGCACAGAGTACACAGACTACGTTCTTCATCGTCAGAACAATCTTTTCGAAACTATGCAGACAGTGATTCACGATGGACTGATTGCTAGAGCCGGACTGTGTAAAGTCTATTGGGACCAAAGAACTGAAAGCCATCTCGAAGACATCGAGGATCTCACAGAAGAAGAACTAGATATGCGTCTCGCAGATGAGATGACTGAGATCGAAGAGGTTGAGACAGACGAATACGGAATGAACAATGGTCAACTTCGGATCTATAGAGACACATCACAGGTCAAGATTGAAGCCGTTGCTCCAGAAGAGTTCCTCATTGAGCCCCAGTGTAAGTCACTAGAAAGTGCCATGTTTCTGGCCCACAGAACCAAGAAGTCACTCTCCGATCTAATCGAAATGGGCTATGACGAAGACGTAGTTATGGACATTAACGACGAAGATAATGACTTCGACAACGATCCAGAGATCCTATCGCGTTTTAATGAGATCGGTGCAGACCGAGGTTTCAAGGCAAACAGTAACCAGAAGATGTCCAGACAGGTAACTGTCGTCGAGGCGTTCATGGAACTCGATAAGTATGGAGAGGGCGTCTGTTCTCTTTATCGTATCGTCAAGTCTGGTGGTACTTTATTGGAATGTGAAGAGGTCCAGAGACTGCCATTTGTGGCTTTCGTTCCTCTACCTATTCCACACGCCTTCCATGGTAATAACTTTGCCGACAAACTGGTTGCTATCCAAAATGCGCGCACAATTCTGACACGCTCCATCCTCGATCACGCTATGGTTACAAACAACCCTAGATATACAGTGGTCAAAGGTGGCCTCACTAATCCAAGAGAACTAATCGACAATCGCGTCGGAGGCATTGTCAATGTGACTAGGCCCGACGCAATAAACCCAATGCCTCAAGCAAGTCTCAATCCATTTGTGTTCCAGACCATAAGCATGTTGGACCAAGATAAAGAGGATACAAGTGGCGTCTCTCGACTTTCCCGAGGATTAAACAAAGACGCCATCAGTCACCAAAATTCGGCTGCGATGGTCGAACAACTAGCAAGCATGAGCCAACAAAGGCAAAAGATCATTGCTAGAAACTTTGCCAACAACTTCTTGAAACCACTCTTTCTCAAGGTCTACCAGATCTGCGTAGAGAACGAGACAGAGGAGAAGATCGTTGAGTTAGCAGGAACCTATGTGAATATCACACCTGCACAGTGGTCAGACAAACGTGACGTGATGGTTGAGTTCAACCTTGGTTACGGTGAACAGGAGACACAGATCCAGAAGTATCTGGCTTTCCATCAACTGTTCTCTGCAGACCCAAGTTTAGGTGGAATGTATGGACCCGAACAGAAGCATCAAATGCTTGCCAAGATCCTAGATATGTCAGGGATCAAGAACATAGCTGACTTCTTGAAAGATCCGAAGATGATCCCACCACCACAACCAGATCCAAATCAACAGATGCAAATGCAAATGGCGCAGAAGCAACTTGAGATCTCGGATCGTCAAACTCAGGTTGCCGAACAGAAGACAGCCTTTGAAGCAGAGATTGGTCGTATGAAACTCGAACTTGATGCACTCAAGGCAGAGAGAGATTACGCCCTCAAGTCGGACAAGATGGATCTCCAAGAGAGCCAACAACAGCATAAAGAGATGGTGAACCTCGAAGAACTTGAGATCGCTAGAAATGCTGAAGATGTCCGAGCAATAGCAAGCCCTAATGGATAAAGGAACTATGACAACACAAGAAGAGCAAATGATTCAGCAAGGCGATGAGGTCGAGCAAATCTTAGGATCCTCGGCATTCAACGCCACTGTAAATGAATTAGTAGACGAGGCTTTCAAAGCATTCGTCAACACAGAACCTCACGAACATGAAAGACGTGAGACTTCATATCGCCACTATCGCGCACTTGTAGACGTGGTGAACCATTTTAAACATAAAGTCGCGGTGCGAGATAGCATCAAAGAGAACGGCGACACTAGCCAAGAAGAGGACTAGCACCATGTCAAACGTGCAAAAGACCGAATCTGAACCTCGCGCACTGGATCTCAGTGACGCGGCTGACGCCATCCTAAATCGTTGGGAAGACGCTGAAAAGCCATCTGAAGACGAAGAAGTGGAGGCAACAACTGAAGACGTCGATGAGACAGACGTAGAAGAAGTTGAAATTGAGGAAGCAGAAGAACTCGAAGACGACGAAGAGTACGAAGCGGACCCTGATGAAGAGGAAGATACCGAAGACCAAGAAGAAGAAGACGATGAGGACGAAGAGGACGATGATACCACTGAAGAAGTGACAATCGCCTCGGACGATACAGTTGTCGAAATCAAGGTCAACGGTGAAACCAAACAGGTATCTGTGAAGGACTTGAAGCGACTAGCAGGTCAGGAAGCATCCCTCACTAGAAAGTCTCAAGACTTAGCCGACCAACGTAAAATCACAGAGGAAGACTTTGTGAGGACTACAGCGTCATACCAGAAACTCTTAGACCGTGCCAAAGAGCGATTGAAGCCGTATGCAGATATGGACATGATGGTTGCTCAGTCACAGATGGACACTGAAACATTTGCCCAACTGAGACAGGATGCACGTCAGGCCGAAGAGGACGTAAAGTTCCTCGAAGAAGAAAGCCACGCCTTGCTACAAGATATGCAAGTCAAGCATCAGTCTGCAGTCCAAGCAGCCGCGAAAGAATGTATTCGTGTGTTAGAGGACACAATTCCAGACTGGGGCAACGAGATGTATAACGACATCAGGTCGTATGCAGTCAAAAACGGCCTACCTCAAAACCAAGTAGATCAGTACACAGATCCAAATGTAATCATGCTGATAAACAAGGCTCGTCTTTACGATGAAACTAAAGCGACGGCCCAATCGAAGAAGGCTAAAGCCAAAGTGACTAAAAAGACAAAGAAGACCAAAGTTTTGAGTTCTAAGAAATCCCCACCCACCAAAACTCAGATTAAGAAGGCCAATGCCCAAAAGGCACAGCAAAAACTTCGAGATAATCCAAAGTACGGCGGTGGCATGGATGACATTGCAGATGCCCTAATGGCACGTTGGGAAAGTTAGTCTTTCCACTTCAATCTTATCTAACTTTAAGGAAACTTAAAAATGACTACTTATACAACCTACGATCAGGTAGGGAAAAAAGAGAGTGTCGCAGACATTATAACCGATATCACGCCATTCGATACACCTGCCATGACCATGTTCAAAGACGAGAAAGTGTCTGCTCGGACATTCTCTTGGCTTGAGGATTCTTTGGCATCAGCCGGAGTTAACGCGGCAGTCGAGGGCGCAGCGGCATCAATGGCGACACTAACAGACGCTGTTGAACGCACAAATAATACTCAGATCCTGACCAAAGCGTTCCAAGTTTCTGCAACTGCAGATGCTGTTGGCACTTATGGTCGTGCGAAGGAAACTGCACATCAACTTGGCAAAGCATTGAAATCCATCAAGCGTGATGCAGAATTTATGCTCGTCGGTGCGGATCAAGCAGCCGTAGCAGGTTCTTCAAGTGCGGCGCGTAAAGCACAGAGCGTTATCAACCAGATCTCAACTGTACAAGCAGGTGGCTCTGGTGCCCTGACTGAGGCGATGTTATTGGCTGCAGGTCAAACTGCATATAACAACGGCTCAGACGTAGACACTTTCATGATTAAACCTGCAGACGCTCAAATCGTAGCAGGGTTCTCAGCAAGTTCTGGTCGTAACCGTGAGATTGCCCAAAGCAAAACATTGGTAAATGCGATTGACTTGTATGTGTCTCCATACGGTGAATACAGGGTGGTGTTGAACCGTCACTTAGAAGCAACACATGCCCTATTGATCGATCCGTCGATGTTTAAGACATGTACACTTCGTCCGTTCACACGAACACTCTTGGCGAAAGACGGCGACAGCGACAAGCATTTTGTCGTCGGAGAAATGTCTGTCAAGCACATGAACCACGGCGATAGCGTACAGATTAACGCTCTCACCTAATACCGAATAGAACCTCGGTTCTTGTTGGACCGCACTAGATCACATGGGTTTTGCTCTCCTTACTGTGTGTCTGGTGCGGTCCTTTTTATTTTCAAGGATGGCCTATGCTACTAAATTCTACAAAAGATAAGATCACTGACCTCACACAGTCCAACACAGATTTCATATTTGAAGTCGGTGACATCACAAGAAAACATACTCAGAACATCTCCCAAACATTCCTAGATGATCTGAAAGATGCTCGTAATGAAAGTACTTCTAAGCCTATGGGTGATTTCCATAGAGTTGCCTCAATACCGACTGTGGTAGTTGAGAAGTGGCTGAGAGAAGGCTTCGACCTCTGGCAAGCCACAGGTAAGGATATTGTCGCAAGATTAAAAAGAGAAAACCTTGATGCGTTCATGGCAACGGATCGGAAGGTTTAACAATGGCAACCCCGAGAACAGGTAAGGCAAAAGTCAAAGTCACAAAAAGCGGCAAACGTGTTTCCTACGGTCAATCGGGCAAAGCGAAAGACGGAGGACCTCGGGTCCGCGCAGGGACAAAGAAGGGTGACGCTTATTGTGCCAGATCACTGGCGCAAAAGAAGAAGCATCCGAAAGCCGCAAAGAATCCAAATTCACCGCTGAATCTATCGAGAAAACGATGGAAGTGCAGCGGTGCCAAGTCAAAGAGGACCTGACATGAGCCTATACGAGAACATCGCTAAACGACGCAAGTCTGGAAAGCCTATGCGAAAGAAGGGCGACAAGGGCGCTCCGACTGACGCGGCATTCCGTAAAGCGGCACTGACTGCCAAAAAGCCTGTTAAGAAAAAGAAGCCTACTAAGAAGAGGAAGGTTTAATATGCCTCGTGGAATTGGAACTTACGGATCTAAAGTTGGCAGACCGCCAAAGAAGAAAAAGAAGGTCACAAAGAAAAAGAAGAAAGTGACTAAATCTAAGAGGTACTAAATGAACAAAGGACAAATCAGGGCGCACTTTAAGGCCCTTCTAAATCGCAGTGATTGCTCTGATACGCTTGCCGATACCTTCATCGACCAAGCCACGACTAGAATATCAAAGAGTACTGAGGACCCCTGCACAAGAGGCTCAACAGAGTTACAATATCTCAGGTCAAACTGGTGAGATCACTTATCCTACAAACTTACTTGAAATAATAAGTGTCTACATGGATGGCGTTGCTCTTACACGGATTCCACATCACGAGATGCTCCAAGCACAGAAGACTGGTGAACAGGGCGTGCCGAGACAGATGTGTCGTCAACTAAGTAAGATCCTCTTACATCCTCAACCTACCACAGGAACAGTATACTTAGACTACTATGCTGAGTTCCCAAACCTTGTAAACGATTCTGACACAAATGCTCTTACTGCCATAGCATCAGACATACTTACATACACTGCACTTTCTTATGCTGCAGATTATTTTATGGATGAGAGAGCGGCTATCTTTGAACAGAAGTCAGGACAGTTCCTTGCTGAACTACAAGAACAAAGTAATTCTGCAGAGCAGTCAGGCATAAGTCAGGTAATGCGACCAACAGTAGTCTATGGAGATTAACAGCCATGGCATCATCTTTCTATTCTCAGACCGGAATCTCTAGTACAAACACAGATGCGATTCAATCGAGTACCAATAAAGCCGCTGCTTCAGAAGCAAATGCAGCATCCTCAGAGACAAACGCAGCCGCTTCTGCAACTTCAGCGACTACAAGTGCTGCCGCTGCCGCAACATCAGCTACTGAATCTGCTACCAGTGCCACAGCATCTTCTAACAGTGCCACTACTGCAGCGACCCAAGCGGCATTAGCCACAACAAATGGTGCAGCGCAAGTTGCACTGGCTACAACTCAGGCCGGACTGGCTACAACCAACGGTGAAGCCCAAGTTGCACTGGCTACAACTCAGGCCGGACTGGCTACTACAAACGGCGCCGCACAGGTTACACTGGCTACAACTCAGGCAACTAATGCTGCCACATCAGCAACAAATGCAGCAACTTCAGCAACTAACGCGGCTACTAGCGAGACAAATAGTGCCGCAAGTGCCACTGCAGCCCAGACATCTAAGACTGCTTCTGAAACTGCAAAGACTGCTAGTGAACTTGCTGAAACCAATGCGGCTACTAGCGAGACAAATAGTGCCGCAAGTGCCACGGCTGCGAATACTTCTAAGGTCAACGCGGCTACTAGCGAGACAAATAGTGCGTCTTCGGCTACAGCGGCGGCTACAAGTGCGTCTGCAGCGTCTACTTCAGCAACTGCAGCGGCTACTTCAGCGACTAACGCAGCGACTTCAACAACGAATGCAGCAACTAGTGAGACTAATGCAGCAACTAGTGCAACCAATGCTGCAGCAAGTGCTACGTCTGCATCTACTGCCCAAACAGCCGCTGAGACAGCAAAGACAGCATCTGAGACAGCAAAGACAGCATCTGAGACTGCGAAAACTGGGGCTGAAACTGCCCTCAACAACTTTAACGCACTTTACTTGGGATCAGCATCGAGTGACCCATCAGTGGACGGTAATGGAGACGCTCTAACTGCAGGGGATCTCTACCACAACTCTACTTCAGGAAACATGAAGTACTATACTGGATCCTCTTGGGCTGCAATTTCACAACTTGGGCCTACTGGTCCGGCAGGGCCGACTGGTCCGGCAGGAGCCGCAGGAGCCGCAGGTGCAGATGGCAATGATGGAGCCGCAGGCCCAACTGGCCCTACTGGTCCGGCAGGGCCGACTGGTCCGGCAGGTGCAGACGGCAGTGATGGTGCCGCAGGTGCAGACGGCAGTGATGGTGCAGCAGGTGCAGCAGGTCCTACTGGTCCAACAGGACCAACAGGACCTCAAGGAAACTCAGTGACAGGTCCTACAGGGCCTACTGGCCCGACAGGTCCTGCAGGTGCAGACGGCGCAGACGGCGCAGATGGCGCTCAAGGTCCGGCAGGTCCGGCAGGTCCGCAAGGAAGCACTGGTCCGGCAGGGCCTACTGGGAACACTGGCCCAACAGGACCCCAAGGTCCGGCAGGAGGCACTGGCCCAACAGGACCTCAAGGTCCGCAAGGAAGCACAGGGCCTACTGGAAGCACCGGAAGTTCTGGTGGAACTGGACCAACTGGACCAACTGGCCCGACAGGTCCAACTGGTCCTGCAGGGTCTGGCCTTGCAAAGATGTGGGTAAACTTTAATGGGAATGGAAGCATTTCTATTAGAAGGTCGTACAATGTTTCTAGCCTTACAGATTATGGCACAGGAAACTATGGCGTAAACATTTCAAGCAGCCTTTCATCTGCAAATTACTCAGTAGGCGGTGTAGCAGGGTATTCGACTACTGTAGGTGCACGAGGTGATGTTAACTTAGATGTACCATCGGCTGGAGTTTACACTTATCAAACGCGAGTGCTCACTACTCAAGCAACATTCTACGATGTTGCTCATGTTTCAGTTCGTGCTGTGGAATGATTATGAGTAATTACCGTGTTATATTTGAAGACCCAAAGCAACCAGAGCAACCAGTAATGGTATTAGTTCCTGACGAAGTTTGGCTTGCAGAGGCTCAGTCAGGACAACTCCCACCTATATCTGTATATTGGGCATTGCAGGACGATGAGCAACAGGCCATCAAAGAGGGTCGTCACGACACCTTTGAGCATGACCAAAAAAAATATGAAGCACAATGGACTGCACCTCGTATTGGCCCTTTGTCAGAGAAGGAAGCACTGGAGTATTTAATTATGAAAGACATTCCTCGTCACATCTGGTCGCAGGAATACAACAGGCCAATGTTCAGGATTGTCAAAACAGAGGATGTTCCCTCTGATAGGCAGTTTCGCAACGCTTGGAGGATAGCAGCATGAGTCAAACACTAATTAAAATCGGCGCTACATTATATGATGCCGCTGATTACACAGTCCCAACTGAACGAACCTTTCGCAGTGCTTGGGAGGCTAACTCAGAAACAGAAGTTATTTCTGTGGATATGGAAGCGGCGAGAGACATCTGGCGTGACAAGATACGTCTTGCTCGTATTGAGCCTTTTGCTTCATTAGATACTGCATTTATGAAGGCGCTAGAGACAGGTGCTAGTACAGTACAGATCACAGCAGACAAACAGGCTCTTCGTGATGCTCCTGCAGATCCTAGAATTGACGCAGCCACAACACCTACTGAGTTATCAGCGGTTCAACCTGCAGGACTAACGATAGAATAAGTAGGTCAAAAGGAAGAGCACAATGACAGCAACTAGACAAAATTGGCAACTATGGACCGCTAACCTACCAGACAATGTTATAGATACTATTGTAACGCTTGCAGGTGATACACAGAAAGCAGAAACATTTGGTGGCGATGACGAAAGTGTCAGAAGTAGTCGTGTCAGTTGGATGAGCCAACATGATTGGGTTAGAAATACTTTATTTGAATATGTAAATCTTGCTAATCAAAACGCTTTCCATTTTAGCATCTATAACAAAGCCGATGTCCAATACACTGAGTACCATGCTGATGAGAAGGGTCACTATGGTCTCCACCACGACATTGATTGGAGTAGGTCCGATGGCTTTGACCGCAAACTATCAGTAACGGTCCAACTATCAGACCCATCAGAATATGAAGGTGGAAGTTTCGAATTTACAGAAACTGAAAGCCCTGACGTTGTGTCTTCTAAGGCCAAAGGAACTGTTTTAGTTTTTCCAAGTTACCTTCAGCATCGGGTCAATCCAATAACAACTGGGACTAGGCGATCTTTAGTTGCTTGGTTCGAGGGGCCAAACTTTAGATAAAAGGACCACTTAATGACATCACCTGACGATAGTTGGCACTTATCAAAAAGTGTCCCAATCACCCTCATCATCGGTTTAATCACCCAAGGCGCAGCGATCGTCTGGGTGGTGTCAATGATGTATGGGGACATCGAAAAAAACAACGACAGATTAAGTGACTTAGGCAACCGCTTGGACAAACTAGAAGACATAGTTTTTTCCCAAGCGATTGCGATGGCGCGGATAGATGAAAACATAAAAGCCATTAGGGAAGATGTTCACAGGATGGCTACAAAGGAAAATAACTAGTAAAATGTTAGCGGAATTGGCCGCTTGTAACGCTGCCTTTATGACCGTCAAAAGTTTCCTCCAAAACGGAAGAACTTTAGCCGACTGTGCTTCACAGATCGGGACCATTGTTGCAAGCAAACAGGCACTTGAGGAGAAGGTACACAAAAAAAGAACTGGGTTCATGGCTCAGTTAAAACAAACTCAGGCGCAAGATCTGGAAGAGTTTCTTGCGCTAGAGAAAATCAAAGAGACTGAAGAAGATCTAATCCAAGTGATGATCTACCAAGGTCGCGCAGGTCTAAAAGAGGATTGGATGAACTACCAAGCAGAAGCAAGACGCAAGCGAAAAGAAGAGCGTCTTCGTGCGGAGAGAGAAAGACAAGAGATGATTGAGGCGATTACGATTGCAATGATTGTCCTAGCCGGAATCACAGGAGCCGGAGTCGCTTTCTACTTCTTCGCCATACAATAAAGGAAAGCATATGATAGCAGCATTGACGTCAGTCTTGCCGAATGTCTTGGGTATTGTCGATAAGATGGTTCCAGACAGAGCAGCCGCTGAACTAACGAAACAAAAGATCGAAATGGAACTGGTAACTGCAGCCAACGAGATCAACAGACTACAAGCAGAGACTAACAAAGTTGAAGCCGGACACAGATCTATCTGGGTTGCCGGATGGCGACCGTTTATCGGTTGGTCGGCAGGTGTCGGTGTCTGTTACTTTTTCTGTATGCAACCACTTTTGCAGTGGGCGGTAGCGATCTCGGGATCTACCATGGCGCTGCCGACTTTCCCAGAGGAAGCATTGTTCGAGATGGTGTTCGCCCTTTTAGGGATGGCAGGTCTCAGGAGTTTCGAGAAGATAAAGGGTGTCGCAAAATGAAAGATAATTGGATTGAGTGTCTAGCACAAATACTTAAATCAGAAGGTGGCTATGTTGATGACCCACGCGATAACGGTGGCGCTACTAACATGGGTGTTACCAAGAAGACCTATGAGAACTGGGTAGGACGAGAAGTCACTAAAGAAGAGATAAAGAGCCTCACAGTAGAGGACGTGTCCCCCATCTACAAAGATAGATACTGGGATAAAGTTCGAGGGGACAGCCTTAGTGACGGCTGCGACCTTTTACTTTTCGATCTTGCCGTTCATTCGGGCCCGAGACGTAGTGTTAAGATAGCCCAACAGACAGTCGGAAATGTGGTTGTTGATGGCCTAATAGGACCAAAAACAGTTGCCGCCATCAACGCTATGGATCAAACAGATTTCATAAAGAAGTTCTCTGAGAACCGCCTAGATTTCTACAAGCGTATTGAGGCATGGAAGCACTTCGAGAACGGCTTCCGGAATAGAGTCAAAAAAACACAGATCGCTGCCCAACTCATGGTCAGATAGATCTGTTAGCAACGAAAGGTAAGGTGATCGTATATCTTTCCAACTTTTAACACTGGTCTCAGGTACAAAAGTCCTTTGATCAGTGTTTTTTGTAACCATATAATATTGTTATGGCTTTATGCCCACTTATTAAGTCTCAAATGTTTGCAATGTCTGCAATGTTATAATAAACCGTCATGCGATACTTCGGTATCAGGGGGGAACGAGTGTGATCGGTTAATCTGAACAGCCTTTCCCTCCACCGTTTATACGTCAGTCTCTATGCTAAATAATCCCTCTTTGCCTTCTAACTCGGTAATAGAGATTAATGACCAGAACTGGTTGGCTGATAAGAATATTACTTGATACTCCTGTAGATCTTCGGTCCACTGCCTAATAACCACACGACCACCTCGATCAATGTAAACCTCTATGTCTTCTTGTTCACCATTGGTATCCAGAGCGACAATCTTCTTATGATTACCTTCGGTTTCTACCGTAAACATTAATTTTATTTTCCTGTTGTACTAAAAGGCCCCGAAGGGCCTCTTGTTTTTTGGTAAATCCCAAACCGCTGTTTTTACAAAGGTCTTATTGGGATTTCTTTACGCTGCCTCAATGTCTACGAGTTCACAGACGCCACCAACGCAAGCCATTGTCTGGCTGCCTTTAGTGTTGTCCTCTTTCTCGTATTCTGTAAGTTTGCCCCAGTCGATGCGACTAGGCATCTTTCGCTTGGCCGCCTCATACTCCATCTCTGTGCAGTCCTGATAAGGAGCCTGTTGGTATGTATGCTCGAACTTTGGCAAGAAAGAGACACCAGACATCTCGTCAAAGTACTTGTAGACAAATGCACCTACCTCTTCCCATTCATCTTCTCCGACATCGACGGTAACTGACGGCTTATGGCAAGTATAATGCCTCTGGTACATAAGCCACATATTTAACTGGTCGATGGCTGTCATATCATGCCGAGTTATAGATCCGACCGGACTCTTTATTGGAAAACTAAAGACAGTCGTTTGATCAGGTTTCATAACACATGGCTCACTAGGTATACCTTGGTCAATCATGAACTGCGTCAGTGGATCTTTATTGTCTCCTCGCACTGTACGAATGTAAAAGTCATTGTATCGAGCGTGAATCCCAGAAGCCGTCTGACACAGTTGTGAAACCGTTCCACTTGGCTTGACCGCCGTGACTGCAGCCGACTTTTTGATACCCAACTGATTGGCATAGAACGCATTTGTATCCACAGCAATCTTTCGTAGCATCTGTAGTCGAGACTTTAGGTTCGGTTGCTTGCCGTTGGTCAGGGTGTTGTCCATGATCCCAGTCATCGATACGCCTAGTAGTGCCTCCTTCTCTGTCGTCTCTTTCCAGATTGGACGGAGGTAGGGGAAGTAGGTGAAGGTTGCTTGGATGGTTCCTAAGATACTGGCGAGTCTAATTTTGCGGCAGATCGAGTCCATTGTGTCAGTCTGGCGAATGCAAACCTCTGTTAGATTGCACAGTTGGTGTGGTAAAAGGGTGATTTCGCTGCATGGATTGGTGCCATAGAGAGCCTCTGGATCTCGCTTACCATCGGCTAAACACCGATCTTGGACTGCCTTGCGATTAAAGATACCACGTTCACCAGATCCTGATGCAACTAAAGCATTCCATTCCTCTGTGAATGCCTCGTGGCTTGGCTTCTCAGAGTAGGCTACAGAGTTATTGGCTAAAGCGAAGTGAGGGCTGTCTTTCCACCACTCGCCACTCTTGGCTTCACGCATTTCAGTGTCACTGAGGTCCGAGAGGCTGATCATGGCTGACCTTCGCACACCGCCGACCACAACTACATCACCAATCTTAGTCATGATGCTATGGACCTCAAGAGGCGTTAGGTTTCTCCCGACTGCACCTTGGAACGTCGTGATCGTATGATCAAACAGATCCACAAGTGGCTGTGGTCCAGACGCACGTCCACCGAATGTCTTTAGTCGGGCTCCTGCAGGGCGAACTTGAGAGATGTTAAACTTTGGTATTCTGCCTAGATACAGTTCCTCGATCAGTTGCCTATAAGCATCAGCCCATCCTTCTTTGGAATCTAGGACGGTGATGATGTTATTTAGGTCTGACTCATAAAGAGAACTTGGAACACCTTGGAGTTTATTGACGAACTGACTTTCGACGCTGTAGCCGACACCAGTTCCGTTCAACAGAATGTATAGTACCTCATCGAAGCATCTATAATGGTTGATTGGCGTGTAAGAGCAGTTGTATCCTGCGAGATGATCTCTTTCCAGTGCAGGACCTGCAGTCATCATAGATCTCATGGATGGCATAATATCGAGGTTAAGGATGGCTTCCTCTATCTCTCTATGGACCTCTCTCTTGACTTTATCTCCGACCACATTCGCCATGTAGCGATCTACTGTCTCAGTCCAAGTTTCCCTACGTCCTTCATCCTCAATCCATCGAGCATATCGACTTGTGTGGATGAACGCCTGATAATCGGTAGGTAGGTAGTTATTCATTGATTTCTTTTCCCTTTAGTTCGTTAATCCGCATTTCGATGTATCTTTTTGCTTTTTGTAGGTCTTTGATCTCATCGTCTTTGTATCCTGCACGGCACACATACTTGATGACGTTGCCACGCCAGAACTCGAAGCGGTTTCTTTGGATAAATATGATCGGCTCAATCGGAAACTGAGCATAATGATCGGGTGATTTTATATCGTCGTTGTCTTCAGTCATTAGGCGCGTATCCACGGTTTCTAAGTACTTTTCCGATGTTTCGAATAGGAGTTCCCATTATTTCTGCGATCTCTGCCCAAGGCATTCCTTGGCTGTGGAGGTCTACAATCCGAGCGCATCTTTCTCTAATCTGTTGACGAGTAGAAGATTTCTTTTCACAGAGGCGCTCTCTGTCAGAATTAGTTTCTACGTCATACAAGATATTTTTCTCGTGGACCCAAGCGTTACGTTTATGACCGTTGTAGCGAGCAAAGCGTTCACACTCTGCCTTGCACATTCTTTCGTATTCACTCCAGTTTTGGAGGATGTTTTGTTCCATTGTAGTAGTCATGCTGCAGGTTCCCAAAGTTTTACCTCACCCTTTTCATCATCCCAATCAGTGGAGCGAAGGATCCGAGCAAGTCGCGCCTGAGTCAGCGCATAGTTAAAGTCGAGTTTTTCTTTTTGATAGGCGTTGACGACGAGTCGCCAGTTAGGCGACATGCCAAGCACTTTTTCCGCAGTCTTTGGTCCGATCTTTGGACAACCTGCGTAACCGTCCGTAACATCTCCAGTCAGCGTCTGCGTAAAGAATTGCCTATCTGCATCTTGCAGAGAGATATCATGACGCTCGTCGGATTGCGGTCTGTACAGACGACATGGTATAGACTTCATGTCTTTATCGTCAGACACGATGATGGCTTTTGTGCCTTCTACTGACCCCATGATGCCCATGACATCATCAGCCTCAAGACTATCAATTTGGATAGTTTCATAGTTATCTTTGATCCAATCGATCATCACTGGATAACCAATCGGCTTTCTGGTCTTCTTCCGACCTGCTTTGTAGGTAGGTTCCACCAACTTTCGAAAATTGTTGTGTCCAGAAAAAGTTATGATGACATCTTCCGCTCGTAACTTTAGTTTGAAGAACTCCATCATTTCGTCGAAGGCTTTTTTTGCCTCCTTTAGATCCGTAGACAAACTCCAGATGTCTTCACCCCAGTCTGTCTCAGTCTCACAAGCACTGAGTACGCGATAGAGATAAAGGTCTCCGTCAATCAGCAGGGTTGTCTGGTGGAAGGATTTCTTTAAGGACTTCATCGATTTCTCCTTTCGTTTCCATACCGACATCGGTAATACACCAACGCGATCCCCAAATGTCTGTATCGACTTTAGTTGTTATGAACCCCTCAGATGCCGCTATAGCAACGTGCATCGCACCCTTCCGAGCAAAGTCAGACTTCACCGTGAATGGGTTACGCCATGCCCGATCTAAAACGATGTAAAGGGATACTAGATTGCTCAAGTGGTCATCGACCTCAGTGTGTGTCACACCAATTTTTTCCCACGGAATGGTCTGCGGCGATGGGGATTTTAAGTCCGAGAGCAACTCCTGCTTCTTTCGCCATTCGTCTAGCGATATTACCGACATTTTCTGCGACCTCTTCATTCCGGCAAGCGATCTGCATCTCGTCGTGGATCCACCCCATGATAAAAGCGTCGTTGCCATGTTGTTTCTTAATTTCGTCGAAGGTCATCATCACCCATTGCTTCGACACAATGCTTCCGCATGACTGCAAAAGTTGGCTTAGACAGCGATGCTCACTTCGGATCTTTAACTTCCGTCCATCGATGCCTTTGATGTACCCTCGTTTATAGGCTTGCTTTAGTCGTTTCTTTAGAGTGGCAAAAGCCGGAACGGCCTTGTCATAGTTTTCTTTTAGTTTTCTTCCGAGCGAGGCGTTACCACCTGCTATCTGCCCTATCAGGGCGTCACCTGCCCCGAAAAGCGTTGCATAGAGCCAAGTCTTCGCTTGTGAGCGTGTCTTAAGCCCTGCAGCCTTTTGGTTGAAGGTGTGGATGTCGCCCTCGAGGATCACTTCGCAATACTCACCGCCATCGTAAGGATGGAGATAAGAGGCTAATGCTCTCGCCTCGATGCCTGACAAATCTGTGCCGCACATGACCCAACCTTTAGGAGGACCAAAGAGACTTCTGCACTCTTTGCCATACGGACTTCCGGCACTAGGCACCTGACCCAAGTTTGGTGATCGATGAGCCGCTCTCGACGAGGTACAAGCGTTGGACACAATAGTATGTCTTAGTCTGCCGTCGTCACTGACCTTCTTCATCCACGATCCATTACCTTCAGCCAACATGCCGATCCTCTTCTGTAACAAAAAGAACTGACCGAGTTTCTTGGCTTCTGGGAAGGGCAGTGCGTTTAAGACCTTTTCGTCGATCTTGGCCTGACCGCTGTCTGTCCATTGCTTCGGCTTCCAGTTATACTTATCCTCAAGACACTTCTGAATATGCTGACGAGACCCTGCGTTGAAGTAGACTGTCTTGCTTTTGACAAACAGTTCGTCCTTCTTATATCCGAGGGTCTTGTTGTCTCGCTTTGGATAGAAGTCTTCAGTCACTTCCCAAGGCGGAAATAGATCCTTCAGACTATCCTCGATCTCATGCCTCTTCTGACTCAGTTCGGCGTATAGTTCGGCAGCCGCTGAACCATCAAAGGTCCATCCGTTGCTGCCGATCTCTCTGCAGATCTCAGCCATCCGGTGTTCCAGATATATCGAGTGTTCGCTCGGCTGTGTCTTCATTAGTGACTTGTAGAGAGTAAGAGTGACTGCAGTGTCTTGGACACAGTACGAAAGCATCTCTTCTGAGAACTCTTCCCAACCACCATCATAATCATCCTTAAAGTCAGACAATCGAAGACCCCAAGCCTTCAAAGAATGGCTGCCCCAAAGTCGTTTAGGAAACTCATCTTGAGTAAAGCCTCTCTCTGCATCCTCCGCAAACAACTCGTTTTTGACTAACCGAGATAGGACTAGGGTATCCGTAACCGTGCCTGACGGTTTGAAGTCGGGATAGATAAGTTGAATTGCAGGGATGTCGAAGTCGATGATGTTGTGTCCTATGATCTCATCGGCTTCAGCCAGTAGTTGTACACCTTCAGCGACATTATCTGGTCTAAAAGATCTGACGTCTTCAGTGTCTGCCGACCGCAACACAAGACAGTGCATTCTGTCCATCGTTGGCAGTAGACCATTGCTCTCTAGGTCAAATATCCATCTCAACGGTTGTCTCCAGAGCCGCCTAAAACACCACGCTCTTTTCTATCTGCTAGTTTTTCGATGTTCATTTTTGCTACGTCGTTTAGAGAGATGTTTAGATCCCTTGATAGGGCGGCAATGTACCAGAGCACGTCACCCAACTCAGCAGCCACAGTGAGCCGCTGCTTGTCGGTCAAAGCAAAGCCTTCGACGGAAACGTGTTCGTCCCTCATTATTTTCTTCAGAGCGCCACAGACCTCACCTGCCTCATTCGCCAATCCGAGTGCAGGATAGATGATTTTGTCACGATAGATTGCTGTCTCGGCTGTGTCCGCCTGATATGCGTTCAAGGTGTAGTTATCAAATTCTGACGGTCTCTTTATCATTTCACTGCTCTCCAGACTTTTTGATTTCTTCCGCGAAAGTTCTTGCGGACCCCAACACACTCAATGACACCATCGTCCGTGAGTTTCTTGAAACTTGATGTGACTGATCCATAAGGCATGTGCGGTAACTTTTGCTGTATCTCAGAACTGATGATCCCTCGATCACCTGCATCCAAAATTACCTTAAGGATCTGTCGCTCTTTTTTAGAATGGTTGACTGAATGATACGCTTGCACAGACGTTCTCAACGTGTAGTCGAGATAAGCATCCGCCATCTTATTGATTTCAGCATTACTCATTACCAAAGGCAACTCTGATTGTTGCCAGTTCTTTAAGTCGTTCATTAGTTTGCTCCTGTTTAAAATGGGCTAAAGTCTTGTACCGACACGAGACGCCCTTTTTCTCTGTCGTACTGGAGTTGATCTGCAGGACCGACTTCGCCTGTGAAGCGGTTCTTTAAGACAACGAGATTTCTTAGACCTGCCGTGGGATCCTCTGGATCAACTTCGAGCCCGATACATCCGTCACTCAACTGAGCGATCGAATGCGAGGATCTGAGTTGTGCGAGAGATACCTTGGCACCTCCCTCGTGACCTGTGTCGCCACTCGGACGACGAAGGTGAGACACAAGGATCAACGCTAGGTCTAATTCACTACAGAGAACACGAAGGCGGTGGATGATTGAATCTACAAGAGTACGTTCATTAGTCGTCTCTCCGGTAAGGCCACTGATTAATATCGATACATGGTCTAACACGATAACGTCACAACCAAGGCCGTGCTTCATGTATCTGATGCGGTTCTCAATGGTGTCCATATCGGTAGATCCGAAGTGATCGAAGAGGTATATCGGACCTTGGGAGAGAAGGTCTTCAAAGCCATCTTCGATCTCTTCTTTGGAAGCAGCGTCATCATCGATCACAATGTTCTTGTTGATGTGGATGCCTACCAAACCTTGGGAGGTTCGCTTGGTAGACTCTTCCAACATCATCATGCCTACAGTGAACCCATCAGAATGGATCTTATAGGCGAACTCTCTGATCAATGTGCTTTTGCCGACACCGCTTCCGGCTGCCAACGTGATCAGTCCAGTTCTGATCCCCTTCAGCATTTCGTTGAGTTTTGGATATGGATATTTGATTGGTGACTCAGCGTCTTTGACAGCGATGGTGTCTCTAAGATCTTCCATGCTGACGATGCCATCTGGTCTGTAACTTTGAGCCTGATGGATCGCTGTAATGATTGCGCCTGACTGTCCCTTCAAGAGACACTCGTTTGGATCTTTGTGTGGTAACACAGCAATCTTTGTTTTGCCTAGTGGCAAGACTTCGGCACATGCTTTTGCACTGTCGATCCCTGCCTCATCCTGATCAAACATCAAGATGATCTCTTCGAAGTTGTTGAGGTAGTCGAGGGCTTTCAGTAAATGCTTCTTTGCTGACTGCGCCCCGTGAGGCAAACCGCATGTCGCAAATTTATTGCCTTGAATCATCGATACGGTCATCGTGTCAATCTCGCCTTCGCAAACAACGATCTTTTTTCCTGACGACCACAAGTGTTGACCGTAGAGACCCATCTCTTTGGCTCTGCCCACGGTTGAAAACTGTTTGTCTTTTGTCCTGATCTTCTGCGCGACTGGCTTACCTTGCCTGTCCTTATAGGTGGCTATCTGAACTGGTTGTCCTTTGTGAGTGCCAACGCGATAGTCGAACTTACGGCAAGTAGCCTCGTCAATCTGTCTCGCTCGTAACTCTCGGAACTCTCCGCTCAGTAAGTCTACACCTTCATCCTTCACTTTGTTTGATCTGTAGGCAATTTCTCCGTCTCCTGACGTGTACGTCTCGCAACTAAAGCACCACATGCTATTGTCTGAGTAGAGTGAGTTGGCGTCACTCGATCCGCACTTGTCACACGGCTCATGCCGCACGAAGTCGGCTCCATCCGTTGATGGCTCCATTGTGATCTCCCTGTCTGTCTGTAAGTAAAAAAGGAGCCGTCCTAAGACGACCCCTTGCTCTCGCTTGCTTGGACACACTCGTCTATCCAGTCATCCGGAATGACTTTGTGCGCCCATCGAAAACCATGCTTCTCGCAGTAGTCGGCGTATGTAGTTTTCGATCCCTTGTAGAGTTTGGCTCTACTGTTTGAAAATACGAACCTTATATCGATGTCGGGTTGTTGATCACGAATAAGCAAATGCTTGGCTCGATCTGCAACTGCCCAGATACCTTTAGATTCTAAATACCAATAGCCATTTTGCTTCGGGAGTTTGAAGTCAGGCGTGTACTTCGCGTTCCTCGAAGGGACGACATATTGGATCTTGTCAGTCTCATACAGAACTTCGATCTTGTGGGATCTCAACTGTTCAGCAATGGTTTCCTCAAGGCCCGACCGATATCCATTAGCCAAGCCTCGATAGAAAGATCTGTTTCTCCTAGTTAAACTAGAAGTCATCATCATCATCTAGTTCATCTACTGGAGTTCCATTTACTGATGACCATTCGCCATCATTATCTTCTATGGAAAACTCTCCATCTTCAACAGCGTCAAAGCCTCCTCCGTCGCCAGTGAAACCGTCAACTACCTTTACCAGTTGTACCCGATCAAGAAGTAAGCCGACGCCGTTAGTACCGCTAACGCTATAAATGTTTAGGATACCTGCAGCCTTCAATCTGGAACCACCGCTAACTCTTGGTAACTTCTCAGGTGTAATCACTTGACCATTAGAGTCGTAGTACTTTGGTTGATACTTGCTTTGTACTTTGAAACTTACTTGTCCAGTCTCTTCGTCTTTTGAAAACGCAAACTTAATATTCTTCTTGTTACCAAATGCGTCGGCAGCCGCTTCCCTCATCATCTTCATCAGGGGCTCGGCTTCTTTTGGTGTCATTAACAACTCGGTTTTGTACTTCGGGTTGTCCTTGTCAAACGCTGCGTCTGGGGTGTTCAGATGCGGATATTTCGCAGTTCCTACAGCCGTTTGGAATGGTGTTACTTTTGGCATACTTTTGTCCTTTTAGAAAAAGGGGCGGACCCCAGTAGCAGAGGTCCGCCCCAGACAGGGAGAGATAAAACGAAGGATGCATCGCTTCCTTCAAGAGGGGGACATAAGTACTAACTAAAACAAAAGTCGCTGTTTTTAATTTGCTCCAGATCCAGTGATCCCTTCTCTGGGATCTTATGCTCAAACACATGAGCCGGATTGTTCAACTGGTTCCTGATCTCATCCTCAAACTTGTCAAACAGACAGTCCTCAGAATACATATCCACGAGAGTTGATCTTACGGTGTCGTAAAGATCCCACGCGTTGCCACTGACTGA